GTGAGCAACAGGGCTGCTGCCTGACGTGAGGCGGTGATGGTGCGGTCTTGCCCGAAGTGGAGGGTGTGAGCGCAATAATACACCATGTGGGGCAACAGCCGCTTGACCAGATAGTCGTTGATGGCGGTGATGTCGCCCGTCTGATGATAGTCGTA